GTCCTGACCTTACCGCATGCAGCATGTCCTCAAAATTCGGAATCGAGCTGATGGCGTGCCATTCCTGCGGGCTGAAACGCACGCCTTCCGCGGCATTGTAATAGGGCTCAGATATCTTGTTGATGATGTTGCGGCCCTCGTCGAAAACCCCCTGCATTTCCTTGGCTGCAGCAGGTCCGACACCGGAAGGCGCATATGACGGAGGGGAAATATTGGACAGTTCCGCCCGCGCGGCGCTCTCGACCTGCTGCGCCCGCGGCGCCATGAAGGCCTGCGTTGCTGCCCGCGTTTGGGGATGGCTTTCCAGAATGCGCTGCAGGTCGGTCAGGATCGGCTGACCCGTGACCTGAGACAATGCTTCCGGCCATGTCAGGTTGACACCTCTCTGCCTCGCATGATCGATCAACTGGCCAGCGTCCGTGATGTGCTGCTCCGTAAGGTAAGACGGCAGTTTCGAACTGAGCAGCCGATCGGCGGCACCCGGCGCCAGTGCGGCGCCTGTGGCTACACCTCCAATCATCCCCGCCAGGGCCTTCACGTACGGGTTCTGGTCGCTGTAACGGCCAGCAATAATGGTGGTGCCGGCTGGCAGCGCTGCCTGGATGCCCTTGCGAACAAGGCCTCCTGGGTTGATGAAGGCTGATCCGGTGAACTGTCCTGCCGTGGCAGCGTCCCTCTCGGCCTGGTTCTGCGGCTCCCGGAACGGTCCGATGGCGCTCTCGACCGTGCCCTGGATGTCCTGGCTGGTAGGCAACTGATAACTGCCGGGAAGGTCGCCCGAGGCTGCCGTGGCCACGCCTGGCTTGACCTTGGCACTTTCTGCCATCAGCCATTTTCCGATATCGGTATCTGCAAAAGACGGCATCCTTTCCGCCGCCCAGTTGCCGCCGCGGCTGAGCAATTGCGAGATATCGCCGGCCATCCCCGGCACACCGATCACGCCCTGCGCCACGCCAACGCCATAAGCCTTGGCCATGCCTGACGCTGTCGGCGCATACGGATCTCCCTCGACCGGCTCGATATTTCCAGAAGGCGGTGCGGCAGGCGTATCGGATGCCGGTCGTATTTCGACATTCACATTGGGTTTTGCAGAACCGGCAAACGGATCGCCTTCCACGGGTTCAAACGGCATTTACGGAATCCATCTCACATACGGATTTTTGGTCTTGTCGGCTCTTGGATCTGGGTTTGGGATCATGAAGCCTCGACCATCAGGAGCTGGCCTGGCACCCGCCGGCGCACCCGGAGGAAGGCCTGGTGCCGCAGCACCGCGCGGTGTCGCACCGATGATGTTGTGCCAGTTCTTGACTTCGTTGTCCGTGAACAACGGATTTTTTTTGTAATAAGCCGTGACCTGCTTGTCGAAACCGGGATCCAGCCTGCCGTTGGTTTCCTTGTAGTTTTGCGCTAGGTCGGCAATTTCGGCGTTGCGCTGGTGCGTTCGCTTGGAGATCTCGACCAGCAACTGGTTGGCAGGTACGGAATTATCCGGAGATGCTGCCGCCTCCCTTGCCATGTTGATTTCCGCCACCCTGATCTGGCCGAGGCCCTTCAAGGCCCCCAACGAAGAAAGCACGTTGGCTGCGGTGGCTTTACGGAGATATTCCTGCGGCACCGCGGCCTCCGGGTCGATTCCGACGGCGCTCTTGAGCCGCTTGTAGAGCAGATTGTATTTCTCGCCTGCGCCGGAGAAAAAGTTGGGATCCTTCATCTGCTCCTGCAGCAGCTCGAGCTGCGGTATTTCCATCTGCGCCTTGGTGCCATTTTCGACGATCGACTGATACTTTGCCGCGCCCAGCTTTGCCTCTTCGGTCGCCGCGGTCTTGTTGGCTTCGTTCTCGGCCAGCCAATCCTGGAAGCTAAGTTTGGTCGACCCCTGCCTGACCGCATAGGAATATTCCTTCAGCGGTCCGGTCATTTCGTTCTGCTTCTGCAGCGCCTCGAGGCGCGTCTTGGCGAGCTCCTGCGTGGCCTTCGGCAACCTGGGGTCCGACGCCATTTGAGCATAGATGCCGATCTGGCGCTGTATTTCGGGGTCCATTCCGACAGGCGGCGCCGTTCTGGTCGGGAGCGCCGACGGCGCCCCAAAGGTGCGCTGGTCGACCTGCGGATTGGGTGCGGTAGGCTGAACCGGCGCCGTCTGCACGGGTGTCGGCTGGATAGGTGCCTGCGGGGGCTGCGGGCCTGCCTGAGCCACTTGCGGGCCGATCGGGGGCACAGCCTGCGCGGACGGAACGGCCTCTCCAGGGCCGTAGGCATTGCCCAGGCCCATGCGCTTGAACTGGGTCAGGGCCGGCACCAGGACATTACGCACTTGAGGGTCGTTGACGTCGATCGGATCTGTTGGGCCGACGCCCAGTTGGCGCGCGATCGATGCGCTTGCAGCACCTAGCTGGTCGTTGGGAATGCCCTGCGCTGCAGCAATCGACATCACGGTATTGCGGCCTGGCCCCGGCTGCGCGCCGCCGGCACCGGCTCCCGTCCGCCCCTGCGTCAGGTCTGGCGCCACCGCCTCGCTGGCGGTCCGGTTCATCGAAGGCGGCCCGGTCAGGGGGGTACTGGCCGAACCGCCTTCCAGGCCGCGGATGCCCTGGGATATCTCGGTTCCCGCAGCCAAGCCCTGGCGCGCGATGTCCAGATTGGACAATGCCGTTCCCTGGGTGATGTCTCCCAGTTCGAACACCTTCTGGGCCATGGTACCAAAGTCAGGCTGGCCATCCTTCATGGGAATACCGGCCTTGAATACATCCCGAAGCGCGTTCTTCTGCGCCTCGTCCTGCGCCGTGTAATAGGCCTGGTTCAGCTTGCCGAAGTTGAAGTCGGCGTTGGTCTGCGCCGCGTTGGCAAGTAACGCTGAAATGTCAGCCATCTACCCGATCCCCGAAAGCGACCAATCGGCGCCGCCACCGCCACTGACAAGGCTTGGATCGACGTAACCGCCGCCGCTCCCACCGCCGCCGCCAAACATTGAAAACAGCCCGCGCGCACCTTGGGCAATCGGGTTGTTGTAATAGGCGTTGTTGGTGCCTTGGTTTTGGTTGCCGTACCCGAAGACGTTGCCACCCGCTCCACCCCCGCCACCGCCCCCGGAAGGCGCCCCGATATTGCCGAAACTTGTCGGCGGCATGCCCATGGCCAATTGACCAATTCCCAACAGGCCATTGAGCTGGTTGGCGCCCACCTTGTAATTGTTCAACTCGGCGCCGGCCAAGTTGTTGCCCATCGCGGTCTGCGTGGTGTTCGCAGCACCGCCCTGCCCCGTGTACGATTGGTTCTGCAAGTTGCCGAGGCCGGCATAGAGATTGGCCTGACCTCCCGCCAACGCAGAAGGATACGACAGATAAGGCTGCAGGCCCGCCTGGTAGCCTCCCCAGGCGGTCTGCGCGAGGTCCGAGGCGGTCTTGGCCGCGCCGTAGTCGGTATTGCCGCTCAGCAGATTACCGCCAGCAGCATGCGCCCGCTGGATCGCCTGCTGCGCTGCGTCGTTGGCAACGCCGAAGACGCCATATTGACCTGAGTTCTTGAAGGCATCAGTGGCGCGCTGCAGGCCTGCCACGCCGCCGGCCCCGGAAGCGTCCCCATAGGCATTGAACCCCGGCTGATACTGTGCCGCGGCATTACCGAGAACGCCCTGCGCTGCGCCATAGTTCGACGTCAACGCATCGCGGCCCTGGCCATAGAGGCCACTGAGCTGATCGTAGCCTTTCTGTGCTCCCTGGTTGGCAAGGGCCGCGGCTCGATCGGCGGTGTCGTTACTGAAAAGATCGAATAATCCCATGATCCTAAACTCCAGGCACCCAAAGTTTCGTCGTGCTGTTCCAGCGAATGGTTTGTCCGCTCGTCGGCGCCGCGGTCGAGACGTCAGGCAATTGCGTCAGCTTTTGATGTTGATAGAAATAATTGAACCAGATCTGTGTCATCAGTCCCGTCTGCAAATCGACCACGGGAGCGTCAAGAGGCGGTAAGGGTGCAGCCATCAGCGTGTCAGTTCAGTGCTCTGGGTAGCGCCAAGCAGCGCCGCATAAACCGGACCTGAAACCTTCAGCCGCCACCTGCGCCCCCCCGCCTCCGTCTGTCCCGTTCGCAACACCCTGATGTTGATGCTCTCCGATTGCCTGCCCATGCTGCGGACCAACTCCTTGCCCCATTTGATGCCGCCGTCGTTGCTCCAAGAGATGCCAACCGTGGGATCCGTGGCGGAAGGATCAGGCCCCGTCGCCCGGCCAACCCCGGTGACGAAATTGAAGTCGGCGCCTGCAACTTTCGTCCGGTTTGGAAATTTCAGTACCGGGCCGCTTTCCAATTGCATCACCAGCGGCTCACCATACTCGTCGAAGACGTTGTCATTGACGTACAGCAGCCGGTTTCCCTTGGTATCTCCAGTGATCCAGTTGCCGAAGGCGCTGATGCCTGAGATCGCGCGCCACCGCGGCACCAGATAGCTCGCACGCTCGTTCCATTTCTGGCTTCCGATGTCGAACTCCCAGGTGAATGTCGGGCATGACAAGACCCACTTGGGATGGCCCTGAGCGATGTAGACCGACGCCTCCAGCGTGTTCTTGTCCGCGACGTTCTCGATCAGGCGATCGAGATCGGGAGGCGATATCTTGGACGGATTCGGCGTGCCGTTCGCCATCACCACGCTCTTGTCGTCCGCAACCCAGATCAGCGCCATGCCGAACCCATCCTCATGGCCGGCCACCGCATATCGGCTCAACAGGCCTCGCTGGATGACGTAGGAACGCGTGAACGGAAAACCTTGCGGCTGCGCGGTGTCGGCATAGACAGCCCCGAAATTAGGTCCCCAGACATAATATTGGCCGTTGAAGGCAAGGCCTCGCCATAGCCCGCCGGTCTTGGCCTGCTCAAACGTGAAATTAGCCGTCGTGATTGAAGTCGAATTGAGGTCCGAGGCAAACATCTGGCCATTGCCGTAAGTGAAGATGAAATAGCCGTCCAGGAAGCCGACGCTGTTTGGCGTTCCAATGTCAGGATCGGTTCCGGAATACGAACTGACCGCGCTCGACGTCACGATATAGGCGCCGCTATTCGGCGCCACGCAGACGACGTCAGGCGTCGGCAATTTGTTGTTCCTGGCCCAGAACACCTTGTCCGTTCCCGACAGCGTTCCCGACAACACCGTCTCGGTGCCGGCAGCGACAAACGTCGCCGCCTTCTCGTTCCATGCCGTGTAGAGCGTATTGCCGCCCACCAGGATGCCGCCGCGAAAGCCGGGATTGCTCGAGGCGGCAAACAGGCTCATCCCCGGCGACTTGCGCCAGACCACGGGAGGAGGAGCTGTGGCCTTTGCAGCCTCGATCGCCTTGCCCAAGGGCTCCGCATAGACGTTGATCAGCCGTCCGCTTCCCTCCTGATTGAACGCGCCTGGCGCCGTGCTCAGTGGAAACGGAATCGGAAATGTGGGCATTTTGGGTTGTTATCTGCCTTTCGGAATGCTAAATTTTGTCCTGGGTGCGAGGCATGCTGTTGTGCCTATGGCCTTAATGGCCGTTGTGGGAACCGCTTAGTCCTCGCACCCTCTTTCACTGCCTGTTATCTCCAAACAAACCTGGCGCCAGCGCGCCAGCGCCTCCAGCCGTGGCGGCAAGCCCAAGATAGCCCATCCTGGACGGACTGCCCTGCAATGGCCGCGTCGGTTTCAGGCTTCCTTCCGGGTTCTTGCCATAGGTCTTGTGGCCGGTTGCCCTGTGTGCCGCATCCACCTCACGCATTTGCTCGACCGACATTGCCGGCAGCTTCGACAGCCCAGGGAACATATTCTCATGCGGCTCGAACCGGTTTCGAATCCGGTCCCATTCCATCCACTGCGACATGAACAGGTTCAGCCCGTGCTCGTCGGCAATTTTCTGGTTGACCTCGAGCGCGCGTTTGTAAGCGCGTCCCACCTTGAACACGGTTTTCGGCTCTTTCGCCCAATCCGCCTTGGCCAGATGTTCCGGTATTTTCGGATTGACGTCGCCGGTCTTGATCCTGAACTTGGGCGTCAGCGCCTTGCCGACATGGTCGAGCAGCATTTCGCCAACAAAGCCGTCGGAGCCGCTCTTCTTGAGCATGTCCTCGAACGACGAGGCAATGTCGGCGGTCGGTATTTCGCGCGTCGATCCGGTCTTTTCCGCCTTCTTCTGGTCGGCAATCACCCGCTTGTATTCGCGTGAATTCCACAGATCGACACTGCGCTTTTCCCAGGCATTGCGCTCTTTGGCGTTCTCGAAAATGCCGCCACCCTTCTTGTCCAACTCGCGCGCCATGTGGCGATCGATCGCTGAGATCGCGGCCTTGGCAGGATCCTGCCATACCGTGCCGAACGATCCGGTCTTCATCGACAATCCAGGCAACTGACTCGAGATCCGCTCCACTGCCTGCGTCCATGTCTCATCAGGCTTCTTGCGGAAGAATTCCGGTTTTTCCTTGAACAATTGCGCCATCTCTCCCACGCGGGAATAGTCGGCAGTGCCGCGGGTGCCGAGGCCTCCGGTCTTCGACGCGCCGCCAAGACCATAGCGGTTGGCAATCGCGTCGTTGACGATCTTGCGCTGCTGCTTGGTCGGCGTCTCTCCCGCCTTCCACGGGATCATGCTGGCGAGATCGTCGAGCATCTGCGGCGTCCGCAGCCGCAATCTCGATGCCGTGGCCTGGTTGGGGAACAGCGGATTGTTGGGCGAGGTCATGCCGAAGATAAGGCCGTTCCAGACGTCGGCGTCAGACAATTCCTTCGGCGTCATGGTGCGACCCAGCTTCTGCTGCATGGCCGTATGCAGCTCGCGATCGACATTGGCCGGGTTGATCGGATTCGCCTTCATGTGCAGCGCGTCCAGATACGTCCACGTTCCCTCCGTCCCGCCGGGAATCTGGAATTCCTTGCCGTTCATGTCCTTGAAGGTCTGCAGTGGCGATAACGGACCAATGTTATCTGCACCGTAGTGCTCGCCAAAGGCCTGCCAATCCTGCGGCGTGAAATCTTTCGGCTCTTTACCGCGGAACGTCACCGGCACGTTGTCGAGCGGGTTCAGGCTTCCCGTTGGTGCCGGATATTCCGGTGGCGGCATGTTGTGGCCGAGGCCTGGACGAGCCTCTGCCACAGCCTCTGCAGCCGGCCTTGTCCCACGAACGGCGCCCGCACCTAGCGCCACCTCGCCGGCCTTTAGCGGCAATCCCGTGATGCCTCCCGTTCCCATCGGCAACAATGCTGCGTCGACCATGGGGGCCGGATTGTAGGTGCCCTGCGTTCGCATTTCTTCGGATGCGCCGATCGCCTTCTCCGGGATGTTCCACATTGAACTGATGATGCCGGCCAGCGCATCGCGCGTTTGCGCCTGCGCCTGCTCGTCTCTCATGCTCATGGCATCCCACAGCCCTCGAGCACCGCGGCCAATGTCTCCCGCCACGCCCTGTCCGACATTACTGATCGCGTCCCACAGGCCAGTGGGAACCGGTTTCTGTGGAACGTCCGAGACAGGTCGTATCGTGATCGCATTGGCAGGTGAGCCGCCCCACATATTCGGCGGTGGCGGTGGTGTCTGCGCCTGATCAATCGCGTCCCACAATTCAGGCATCAGAAATAGCTCGTCTGCTGGAAGCCGTAGCCTGGCGTTTCTGCCAACAGCCTCCGGATCCGGTTGCGATAAAATTGCGCCATCTGCGGGTTCGACTTCTGCCCGTACTCTTCAGCCGCGGCATCCGCCACCAGCTTACAGAACGAGATGAATAGCTTGTCGTCGAGCACGTCTGGATCCGCAATGTAAACCGCGTCCCCTTCCAGTTCCGACACCACGCTGTCGATGTAGCCATCGATGTTGGCAGCATCTTCCGCAGCCGGCACGCTGCCGACGTCGCCGCCCGTGATGATCATCAAGACCTTGAACTGTATCTCGGCGCGGGTTTTGCTCATCAGATGTTTTCCTGGTTAATCCCGCGCGACATGAAATATTGCCGCATCAGGTCATCACCCTGGATCGCATTGCGATCGTAACCACTGTTGAAAGAAGGTTGGCGTTCGATGGCATCACGCATTTCCGGCGTGATCCGAAGCTGCGGCGAAGGCATCTGCAAGGGTTGTGTAACTTGCGGCATCTGATTTGGCAGCACCATGCCAGCCTGCATCAATCCCTGCCAATATGGATGAATGGCAGGCATCTGTTGCTGCGGCATGCCTTGCCCCATCAATGAATCCCAGATTTGAGGCATCGCTATTCCGCCGCGCTACCATACTGCTCGACGCTCTTCCTGGGCCGGCCACGCTTGCGCTTGACCTCGAGCGGAACGTAGTCCTCGAATCTGGCCGCAGGAGGCTCCGGTTCAGGCTTTGGCGCGTCTTCCGGCTCTGGCGCATCCTCAGGCTCTGGCGCAGGCTCCCGCACCGGCTCAGGCCTTGGCTTCGGAGGGTTCGCGATCGCCATCTCCGACACCTCAAAAACAGGATTGCGCGAGATCTTCCTGATCATGTGCCCGTTTTCGGGCGTGTCGTCGACCTCGACCGCAATGCCGTCAAAAAACGTGTAGTCGCCCCACTCCGTCACCTTGCTATCGCCTGCCGGCGCGCGATAAATCACCGATACCTTGGCCATCTCTCACCTTCCCAAACAAAAACTCCGTCCAGGAAGGGACGGAGTTTGATTTCTTATGCAGCCCTGCGTCTTTTTGCCTTGCTGGCCTTGCTGCGGCTTGCAGGCTTCTTCGCCGCCGATCGTTTGACGACCGCCTTACGCCTGTTCGTGCTGATTTTTTTTTGGCTCATCCTTGGGATGGGCCATCTTTGCCTTGTCGCTCTTGGCCTCGACCGGCTCGACAACTGGCGGGGGCTTGATTTCCTTGGTCGTAAATGCCGGGTTCTTCTTGATCTCCTCCAGCGTGGCCCTGTTGGCCTCGTTGTCGGTCACGTCGACCATCTCACCGTCGGCAAACCTGAACCCGCCCAATTCGCAGATCTTGTTGCCGTCTTTCGCATGATAGGTAACCTGAAAGCTCGTCATTATCCTTTATCCTCCAAAAAACCGCCCGGCTGCTCAACGAACAGCCGAACGAGTTGGTTCCTTCAAACATCAGTTGTCGATGAAGCCCTGCAGGTACAAATCAACCGTACCAGCAGCCGCTGCTGCCGACTGCAGCGTCACCGTGATCAGGATCTCCGTATCGACCAGGTTCTTGAACAGCAAACCGGTCGTGGCCAGCGTCTGCGTCGACGTTCCAGCCTGGCCGATCGTGGACGCACTGAGATACCTGTTTCCGGAAGAGGCATCTCCGACACTGAGCGTAACCTGCGCCGTGCCAGTGTCGATGTCGGTCGACACCGCAATGATGCCGGTCACGGTAAATC